AACATTAGTAAAGGAAGGGCTGGTTATTATGATCGTCCGGGTCCTCGAAAAGACGGGAGATTATACATTCCTCTTGAAGAAATCTACATCTACGATGACACGCAGCAGTTCGTTGCTCGGTTCATCATCAAGGTCGGGAAGAAGATTCTCATCGACGAGAATTTCGAGGAGCAGAAAGTTCGAGTACTTTGTCCGCTCCACGTCGCCCGGCATACGGATATTGGTAAGATGTTTGCCCGGGGGTTCGTCGCTCCTCTTATGCCGATGAACGACCAGATTGAGAAGATGCTCTCATCCCTGTTCAAGAACATTCAGGAACTGGATATGTTCGGCACCTTGTTCATCCCCGGTGCCTCCGGTATCGACATCAAGCGGTGGCGAACCGGCCCGCGTCCAAGGGCTGAGAAGTTCGAGCCGGACCCCCTGAACCCGAACCTTCAACCGTTTACGATCGCACCATCGAACACGGGCCTGATGCCCGCAAAGATTGCCGACATCGCTGGCGGTATCCTACAGAAGCTATCAGGTCAAGGCCCTGCTTTTCAAGGAGAAACAAGTGGCCGTATTGATTCTGCTGCTGGTCTCGGTTTCCTTTTCAATACTGGTAACATTAGTCTTGGATTACCCAGTCACGGATTGGCTGATGCGTTTGCAGGGGTATATAGTCGGATGCTCCAGGTGGCTAAGGAGCGTCTGGCACCGGGTGAAACCGTCAAACTGGCGACGATAGACGACGCCATTGCGGGTGTTATCCTTGACCCGCAAACTGGTGATATGAAGCTGGCCGAGAACCCGATCCCTCAACCGTGGGAGATCAAGGTTGACATTAAGGATCGTCTGCCCCGTGATCGGGAAATCCGGAAGCAGGAGTTAAAGGAACTCTACGGGATGCAGCTTGTAGACCCAACGCGGTTCTGGATCACGGCTATGGAGGAGAACCTGGATATGCCCGGTGCTCCACGTGAATTGTGGGAGACCTGGCGGAAGTGTACCTGGCAGATTATCACCCTGTTCCGTGATGGCCAGACACCTGGTAACCTGGACATCGGGGAGCATACCCAGAACCCTGACGTTCAACTGGTGAAATTGCAAGAGTTTATGAACAAAATCGAATATTCTCTTGCGTCAGAGGCTGTACGAAAAGCATTTGAGACCTGGAAACTAGACCTTGAGATTCTTGCAGGCCAGCGGTTCCCAAGCGAAATGCCTCCTCCCGAGGAGGCCGCTCAGGCCGAGCAGCAGTTAATCCAACAGCAGCAAGCGGGCGGACCTGGTGGTTCGTTTTAATGCCTTATAAAGACCCTAAGGAACAAAGGGAGTACTCTCGGAAGTATGCTCACCGACCCAAACAGAAAGCACGGAGGAAGGCTTATAGTAAGAAGTGGTGGAAAGAGAACAGGGAACATGTTGCTCAGTATGGGCAAGACAAGATGCAAAAGGTATGGAGCCATAAGGCTAGAAAGGGCTGCCAAATCTGTGGCGAGAAGGACCCTATTGTCTTGGACCTACACCATCGGGACCCCACAACCAAGAGATTTACAATTGGGCGGGGACGTAGTTGGAGCTTACAAAACCTTTTGACCGAAATTGAGAAGTGTGATGTTCTGTGTGCTAACTGCCACAGACGAGTAGAATGGAAACTCAGACAGGAGAAAGAAGATGCCTAACGAACCTACCGATCAAGGCGGCGAGTCCAGGCCCCAGCATAAAGGGGAGGACCTTGCGGTGAACATACCACAAGACCAGGTACACCCAAGCCTGGCAAATTCCCCCCACCCCGACCAGACTCGTACATACCCCGTGGTGGTCAACGGGAAGAAGGAGTCCTGGACTATGGACAAGCTCGTCTCTGAGGCCCAGACCGGGGCAGCCGGACGGGAGAAGTTCCAGGAGGCTGCCGAGATTCGCAAGGAGAATGCGAAGGCCCTTGCCATCCATGAGGACCTGGAGATGGTGTTCAAGGACGGCGACGTGGACGCCTTCCGTCGCATCGGTGCCCAGATGGGTGTCCCTGGTGACCAGGTCGAGGAGATCGCCAAGAAAACCTTCGGGACCAAGGACGATGAGGATGAGGACGTTGTGAACACCTACTTTGAGGAGTCTGACAAGGCTGACAAGCGGGATACCCGTTCCCGTGACACCGGCCCTGTGGACTATTCCAGACTGACTCCGGACGTACAGAGGGTACTACGAGGGGCCGAGAAAACAAGAATCGATGGAATTGTTCAGAATGCACTTGACAAAGACGAATTTATTGCCTATAATATGAATGCCCAGACGCCCGAGGGGCGTGCGGCAATTCGTCACTACGTGGATGAGAAGATTCGAGGACGACTCGACTCGTTCAACGGCGACTTCGGAGACGGTATCCGTATCCTTGCGGAAGTTCTCCCTGAGATTAGGGGCCACCTGCAAGCTCTCGGTACACCGGGCAAACGGACCCCCACAGGTCTCGGCCATGCTCCGGGCGGCGGTGATACAGAGGTCTACCCTACAAAACTTCCTGACCATGTGCCTTCCACTGAGGGCGACGCTTTCGAGCAGAACATCCTGGAGACTATGGCTTACCACCAAACCCAGGCTGAGCGAGGCAAGTCTTAGTGGAATGGACCGCCAGGGTCCAGACCAATCCTCTCCTGGCTACGTGTAGTTGAGTTGGTAGTGTAGGGATCAAGAAATGGCAACAATCACTGATGCTGTAGCACTTACCCTGGAGCAGAAGATCGTTCCGACGATCTTTGAGTCTCTGTGGGACTTGGACCCTGTCTACCCGATGATTCGTCGGTCTAGCATGAACGTCGTGCGAAACCGTGGGATTGGTCGTGGGTGGCAGGTCCTCAAAACTTGGGTTACCGGTGTGGCCGGTGGAGCCAAGTTCATGTCAGTGGCCGGGGGTAACACCCTGTCTGGGCCGCTCGGTTTCAATATGTACGACACCCCGCAGTCCTTCCAGGCTGTGGATGAGGTCACGGCTCCGGCGTTCATTCAGTCGAACGTTACACTCATCGAGCACCGTGGGAACTTCTACCTGCCTCACCAGATTCTGCGTGCGGACAGGCTGAATGCGTCCATCGGTTCGGTGGTGGCTCAGAACCTCAAGGGTGTAGCAGACCTCCTCGCTCAGCAGGAGGCGGCGATTTTCTACAGTTCTTCGGCTAGTACCGGTGAACTGGCGGACATCGGCGACGCCTCGTCCAACGTGGCGAACAAGACGAGCCCGGCTACGGATACGACGGTCATGATCTTCGACCTTTCGGGAACGGATGCGTCGGGTCGTGTTCATCGGTTCCGCTCCGGGATGATGGTGGACTTGTACGATTCAACCGGAGTCACGAAGCGAAACGCGGGGTACTTCCTCGTAGTCGACAATGTGGACCCGCTCGACAACAAGATTCACGTTCGTCGTGTGGACGGTGGGACGTTCCAGATTGACACGGTCCTTGGTGGTGGTGTAAGCTACGACACGAATGGTGACAATGACATCTTCGTCATTAAGGATTCGGTCAACCAAGCTCCGAAGGGTCTGGAGTCCTGGATCGTCTCCGGTACGGGTACGTCAACCTCGTTCTTCGGGATCGACGTTCGGAACTTCTCTCAGTTCCGTTCCTACGTTCCCTCCGCAATCAGTGCGGCCTTGACCGAGAACACTCTGAACAAGCACTTTGCGAAGTTCTTTGAGTCGTTCCCGGGTCAGAAGATCGACACCATGCTGACCACGATGGGTGTCCTCATCGGCTTCATCGACAACCTTGACACGTACAACACGGCAGTTGCGTCCCAGCCGGGCCGCTTCCGCTATGATCGTAACGGTCAGGCTCTGACGGTTGAGGCTGGTTGGGAAGCCTTCCGGTACCGCTTCGCTTCGCGGTCGGTTGAAATCTTTACCTCCACCTATGCGAACTCCGGTACGGCCTACTGCGGGAAGATTCGTGGTGGTGGGCTGACCCGGTACGTCCCCCCGCCCATTCCTGGTGCGAAGGTGGACTCGCGGTTCGGTACGGAAGTAGAGTTCGTCGCTCCTATCGGTGGGACCGGCGGGATGCAAGGAATCTTCAAGCACGCTCACGGTACCACGGGTGCGACCACGGACTTCGTTGAGGCTCCGTTCGTTCGCCAGTGGAACGTAATGCCAGGCCCGCAGTCCAAGAACTGGATGAAGCTGACTGGTATCACTGAGGTGCTCGGCTAAAAGCCTCCTCCTCCCAGGGAAAGCCGGGTTTGGGCTAGTCCCGGCCCGGCTTTTCTATTGGAGGAGTAACGGAGAAACATGATGGCGATGGTATGTCGTAGACTAAAATTGTGGAGTGATGACCGTAATGGCCGTAAGTACTACCAATTCGGTGGTGGCGGTCAATGGGTGCTAGCGATTGTTCCGTCCCGTTGGCAGTTAGCCCATCTAGTTTATGGGGGGTATAGACACTTCTTTGTGGGGCCATTTGTTCTAGCTCGTGCTACGGGGGATTATGCCAAACTGCTGAGGGGAAAGAGGGATGCTCACAATCATAAGACCTGATCGGCATGTGGTGAAGGACACTCCCACGGCCAGGATGTTCCGCCGCCGATTGGGCTTTGATGACATCTTCACTTTCTGGAATGGTGAAACGGGAGAGTTCATCCTTGCTTATTGGGTGGATAAACGTCGTCGGATATGCGACGAGATGGAGGACCTCGGAATGGCGTTCGAGAAGGTGACTCCGGACCTTGTCAAGATGATCGTGACGTGCTGGAAGCCCGTCAACTGGAAGGTCAAGAAGGCCCGTCTCATTTCCAAAGAGAAGGATCGAGTACGGAACGAGATTGACAAGATTCAGGAGGAACAGAGACGTTGGGACTGGGCAAAGAAGAAGATGGTCGCACGTGGCTTGAAGCCGCTCCCTTATGTCTTTAGCTCTCCTGTCTCTGGCGGGGAGGTACTGTAGATGTTTTTTAGGAGAATGAGATGGCAGTATTAACTGATGCCGACCGATTGAAGATCGGCAATGTGATTATGCGGGAGTTGAGTAATTTACGCATATCAATCCCCATTCTAAAACCAGCACTACGTGATGCAATTGTTGTGTTCGATGAAAGGATGAATGTCGCCGAAGTTGATATTCTGAACAGTGTAACACCAAGCGTTCGTTCTTGGCTAATATCCCATCAGGCCATTGCCCGTCGAATCATAATCGAAGTTGAAAAAGTACGGAAGGAGTCTTTGTAATGGCCAGTGGTAATAGTCTTGGGGGGTTCAGCGTCCTCGAAAATGCCAAGCCGGTCTGGTTTTATGTGGCATTTACAGGTGGGTCAACCGAGCCGAGTCTGGGAGATACTATCTGGGGGGATACCTCCAATGCCAACGCCGTACTGGAGTATCTCTCGCTTGAGAGTGGCACGTGGGGAGGCAACGATGCGGCGGGTTACATGCTCTTGTCGAACCACGATGGTACAGCGTGGTCATCGGGTGAGAACTTCACGGCCAATACGACATCTGCGGGCGATCATGGAACTCTGACGAGTACACCGGTGTCTTGTTTTGCGACAATAGACAGGGCCAATAACAATCCGGTTCTGGATTTCCATGCCGATGTGAATGAAGTTGCATTGTTCAAGGGTGTCATGCCTCAGCATTATGGTGGTAGTGGTCTAACAATCAGGTTTGGTGTTAGTTCCACAACGACCACAGGGGATATGTCGTTCTTTGCTTTCCTGAAATCCATCACTGATAACGTGGACAACCTCAACAACGTCGGCACGGACCCGTCCGGGTTGAAGGTGTTTGCTGCTCCACAGAAGAATCAGGCCATTGATGCGGCGTCGGGGGTTGGCCGAGTCAGGTACTTCGACATCACCTTTACGGATGGGGCACAGATGGACAACATTGCAGCGGGCGAACTCTTCCAACTCCTAGTTATGCGTGATGCTCAGGATAGCACAAATGACGACATGGCCGCAGATGCACAGCTAGAGTTCATCGACATCAAGGAAACATAATGGCCCTGGATTTTGACGGCATTGCAGATCGGCTGAACCTGACGGCCCCAAAGAATAACGTGCCGCTCAGTATTTCCTGCCGGGTGAACACCGATGATGTCTCCGGTTCCGGGTTTTGTATGAGTCTCCGCGAGGCGGGGGACCACTTCGTACGAATGGGTTTTAAGGGCGGTTTTTTTCATGCCAGAGCCCGGGATGGTGGCGGCAACACCAATTTGGACATTGCGGGACCGTCGACCGGGGTATGGTACGTGATGACGTATACGGAGGCGGCGGGGGGTGCCAGTAGGGTTTTGTATGCCAATGGTTCCAGCGTATCCAACACGGCTTCCAAGACGTATAACAACTTCACGGATTTGCAGATTGCTTATCTCGTAAACACAGGTGATCGCTACAATGGAAAGGGTGCTGAGCTTGCGGTGTGGGACGGGGAGTTGGACTCTGACGAGGCGGCGGAACTTGACGCCGGTGCCAGCCCGCTTCTTGTTCGACCGTCCGGCCTGACTTTCTATGCGGACTTGATACG